ATCATCAGCCTGTGCAGCTTCATGAGTTGGATAGGCGACAGGATCAACCCGGACGCGGACGAGATTTGCGATGATGAGGACGACGGCGATGAATGATTCCCAGCATGCGGACGAATCCCGTGGCTTGTTAGACAAGGGTTTCTACCTGATGGATTGCATGGAGGGTATGAAGCAGTTCCCCGACAAGTTCTTTGACCTTGCAATTGTTGACCCGCCGTATGGCGGCGGGTTTGCAGACGTGAAAAATATCGGGGGGGGGTACGATTCGGAGGCCGATTTGACCGCTACAAAGAAGATGACACGGACGGGTGGAACGTGGGCGACAAAGTACGGAAAAAAATCATTGCGTGGGACGTTGCCCCAGGGGACGATTATTTCAAGGAATTGTTTCGCGTCTCACGCAATCAGATCATATGGGGCGGAAACTACTTTTCACTTCCCCCGACGCGATGCTTTATCGTATGGCGCAAGCTGACGATAAGCGAGAAGTTCACAATGGCGATGGCGGAGTTCGCATGGGCGAGTTTCAACGAAAACGCGAAAGTGTTTGAATGTGCGCCGCAAGGAACAGCGAATGAAACGCGATTCCACCCGACGCAAAAGCCCGTCAAGTTGTATCAATGGCTGTTGAAACACTACGCGAAGGAAGGCGACAAAATCCTCGACACCCACGTCGGCAGCGCGTCAAGCCTGATTGCGTGTCACAGGGCGGGGTTGGATTATTGGGGGTTTGAAATTGACCCGGTTTATTACAAAGCCGCGAAGGAACGACTCGACAGGGAGACAGCACAAATGAACATAATGGATTTTATTCGAGGAGAAACGACATGATTCAATTCAACATCGACCTGCCGCCACGCTCGAAGAAGAACAGCATGCAGATTCTCGTCAACCCCAAGACGAAGCGTCCGTTCATCAGCCCCAGCAGCGCATACAAGGCATACCGAAAGGCCGCGTTGATGCTCATTCCGAATGACGTGCGGCAGGGCATCGACTACCCGGTGAATGTACAGTGCGTGTACTACATGGAAACGCGCAGGCGGGTAGATATGTGCAACCTGATTGAAGCCACTCTGGACGTGCTGGTGGATGCCGGGGTGCTGGAAGATGACAACAGCAGTATCGTGGCTGGGCATGACGGGAGCCGGGTGCTCTATGACAAGGAACACCCAAGAACAGAGGTTACCATAACAAGGTTATAAATGGAGGTTTAAGGGTTATGGAAATCAAGTACAACCAGGCATACAGGACGGACAATTACGCCAAGTTCAAGCGGCTGGACGGCAACCGGGGCGTACAGCTGATGCGGGTGAAGAAGGTCATGGACAGCGTGAAGGCCAACGGCTACATCTACTCCCCGCTGATCGTGAACGAGCGCTACGAAGTCGTGGACGGGCAGGCCCGGCTTGAAGCGTTCAAGCAGCTGGGCATCCCGGTGGACTACATCATGGAAAAGGGCCTGACGGTGAAGGACTGCGTGGCGCTGAACCTGTACCAGACGAAGTGGAACCTGTACGACTTCATCAACAGCTTTGCGGAACTGGGCAACACCAGCTACCAGTATTTGCAGAACCTTGTGAAGCGGTTCCCGATGTTCCCGGTGGACACCATCACCGCTGCCTGCGGGTATGCGTCCCGGGCGGCGAACACCGTCAAGGCTGGCGACTTTGAATGCGGCCCCGGAACCTACAGCGTGGCCCAGCAGGTGCTCGACTGGCTGAAAGAACTGCGCCCCTACATGGACAGGGCCAAGGGCAATACCCAGTACGTTTCCTACGCGCTGATCTTCGCGTGGAAGCAGCAGGACATCGACGCGAACCGCCTGCGGGACAAGTTCATCAGGTACTACTCCACCAGCGTTGTGAAGCCCTACGTGGACGTGGGCGGCGCGGTAAAGGCCGTGTGCGACCTGTACAACTACAAGACTGGTGAGCGCATCAACCTTGACCTGCGGTATGAGGAAGATATGCGCAAGCGCCAGTCGATGTCGGGCAAGTTGAAGAAAAGGTACAGCGATGGGCAGGATTAGTCCCTGCTTCACCTGCCCGAAGCACACCGCCATCTGCCATGCCCAGTGCGAGGAATACCATGCCTGGGCGGCAGAGCGGCGGGGGCTGCGCGAAGCCCACAAGGAAAAGTCGCGAGGCGGCAGGGAGGCAGACACGATGATGATAGACAAGCGGATCAAGCTACGCAAGCGAAAGGAGCGCAGGCCATGATTAAGGCATACGAAGGGCAGACCGTACACAATGCCATGATTGACGCGATTGTCAGGCAGGAGATGGAGCGGCAGACCAATGCCCGGGTAGCGGAACTTGAAGCCGAGAACGCAAGGCTGCGGGATGAACTGGCCCTGCGCAGGCAGAAGGACGCGGCTGTGTACACGCGGTTCATCCGGGACGCGGCGCGGGACTATCCCGAACCCCGGCGCGGGACGAAGGTTGGCGACATCATCTGGGCGCTGGTGGGGTACGTGGTGCTGGGGTTCGGGGCGCTGTTTGAAAGGCTGGGGGTGTAGGGTGGCTCGTAAGTCAGAGCAGAGCATTGCGAAGAACAACCAGCTGCGGATTGAAAACTACTACTGGTACAAGTCGCACGGGATTTGCCCACACTGTGGCAAGCGGTACTCTGAACCCGGCAGGGTATTATGCGAAATCTGTAAAAAGCGTGATGTGATACTCCGTGAACGCAACGACCCTGGCGGGGCAAGGCGCAAGGCATACAATGTCGAACGGAGGGCAGCGCTGAAAGCCAGTGGCATGTGTACAGATTGCGCCATAGCCAAGGCGGTTGATGGCAAGACACGCTGCGCAAAGTGCGAGGAAAAGATGAAGGACAGCAGGCGAAAATGGGAGATTCTGCGGAAGATAGAGCGCGAAGCCCAGAAAGCGAGGGAACAAAGTGGAAAGAAGATTAGGGGTGATTTGAAGTGACGGAGAGGGAGAAGGTTATCAAGGGACTGGAAGAAGCTGTAGATTGGCTTTCGACAGAAACAAGCATGACAGTTATTGACCAATGGGTTGTGCGGGATGCCCTCGTCCTGCTGAAAGCGCAGGAGCCGAGGGTGATGACGCTGGACGAATTGGAAACATTGCAAGAAGATGATGTGATATGGGTCGAAATAAAACCAGTAGGAGACCTCACTTGCATCTCAATAGAAATGATACGATTCGTTGAAAAGGTGCAAGACCCTTCAACTTGGTTTGAACTTCACACAACGGATTCTGCTGGGTTCTATATGACGCGAAAAACCACAGAGCCAAATTGGCGCTGCTGGACATCCCGACCCGACGAGCAAAGGAGGGCTGAAACGCCGTGGAACTGAAACCGTGTCCAATTTGCGGTGCAAAGGCATTTGTCTCCCACGGCATTGTAGACGGATTCGACTTTGGCTGGTCAGTGGGATGTCCGCGCTTTTGTCTGGCCGATGGCATACACGGGTTTGAGTATGACACCCCGGAGGAAGAAGTCGAAAAGTACAAACCCATCGGGCATTATTACACAACGCGGGAACGAGCGATTGAAGCATGGAACGACCGGGTGGATGCGGGAGAATGGAGGATAGGGCCATGGAAAACATTGAACGTGCCAGCAACAGAGTGAACGTTGTTCGCTGCCGGGACTGCGTGTACTTCAACGACATGCGCGACCTTGGCAAGGACTGTTTCTGCGACCTGCATTCGGTGAAGGACACCGAGGGCGACATTGCGCAGTTCTTCGACGTAGACCCGAACGCCTACTGCGCGTGGGGGTACAGCATGGGCAACGGAACGACGGGGTGCGGCAAGGACTATTGCGAGATTGGATAGGAGAAAGGAGAAATAGAACCATGAACAAGATCACACTGAACGGCAAGCGGTACATCGCACTGGGGGACTTCAACGCGCTGCGGCACAGCCTTGCCCGGGACATCATCGAGAAGTATGAGCCGGACGAGAACGGCCAGAGGCATATGTCCGACTACGATGCCGGGGCATATGGGGCACTGGCGCATATCATGACCGAAATCATGATCGACGAAATCTATGCCGCCGAGTCACCTGACGAAATCCGCGAAATGCACGATGCTATCCGCATGGAGTGGATGCGCGACAAGTTCATCATCGTGGGCAACGACAACGGCGAGAACGTGTTCTTCCGTAAGTATTGCGCCTGCGGCGACAACGGCGAGGAAAAGCCCGTGTTTACCGGCAAGGTGCGGTTGGCAAAGACGTGGGAAAACCACTACTATGCCGAGATTGCAATGGGAGAAATCGTGGACGAAACAGGCTTGGAGTTGAAGGTGGAACCACTGTACCTGTTCGCCATGACACCCAAAGATGCCAAGCATATGTTGGATGCAATCTTCAAGGACGATGAGCCTGAATACCATGGCGATGGCACCAGGGCCGAGGACGAAGATTGGGAGGGCGAAGAATAATGGGCAAGGTTATAATCCTTCCTGATACCACTCTCGACCCAATCACCACCATGGGACGCATGGCGGGTGTGTGCTGGGGCGCGGAAACGGACAAGCGGATCGCCAACTACCAGCGCGGCTGGGAGTGCGTCAAGAGCGGACACGGGCGCGTGATGGAGTACGTCAACGTGGAACTTTTGATTGAAGGTTATAGCGCCCGGGTGATGCGGGAGTGGTACACACACATTGGCGGTGCGCCCACGCGGCTGCAAGCGTCCACGCGATACATCGACTATGGGGACTTTGCGTATGTGACCCCCAAGAGCATCAAGCACAATGAAACCGCACTCGCAACGTACCAGCGGGTGATGAAGGAGATTCGCAACGCGCTTGTCACTTTGGAGGAGATTGATGACATTCCCCGCGAGGATGCCGCCATGCTCCTGCCGCTGGGCATGACTACCCGCGTGGTGGACAAGCGCAACCTTCGCAACCTTGTGGACATGAGCAGGCAGCGCATGTGCAACCGGGCGTATTGGGA